TAATGTAAATAAAACTTTATCAATTTCGTATTCGCACCAACTCGATTTGATATATGTAATCTGAGTATAAAGCATAAGTATCAAACACAAAGCAATAATAAAATCTAATATTGTACTTACTATTGCCATAAAACACTATATCCTCGTCCCTCGAGACAGGATTTGATAATGGTTGCTTTTTTGTCTATTGCTTTTGGTGGAAGCCATAATAATTTAACTCTAGATATATTATAAACTTTTTTAGTAGTTTCCCAAACAAGATTAGTATTATCTTCTGCAATACTAACGCAAGTATAGTAATCATCATGGTATCTATTCATATCACCCTCTATGTTAGCCGATGACTTGCCTCTGCTATCAATGATGGGTTTTACCGAGCAACTTGTCAATAATACCATCAGCATCAAACTCAATGTTATTTTCTTCATTTAGCACCTCCTTACTAATTTTTAAAAAAACTTGATATTCATTATCCACTAAATGTTTGATTATTTCTTTGTTATGTAATTTTTTCTTATTTGTTTCTTTGGTCTTTCTAACTACTAAAGGGTGTTCTATTTTTGCATACATTAATCTTATACAATCAAGTTTATAGTTTATGTCCCTTAATTCTGTATCAGTAAGATTGATTGCAAAATATTTCCAGCCATTCTCTCTGGGTGTGTGTTTTGTCAATGTAAACCTCCTATTATGTATGTTCTTCTCTTATCTAAATAATTTAGAACAGCCACAACAACAATCACAATCACCTCATTAGCTGGTGTTTTTTCACATGAAAAAATCAAATCTTTATTACTTGTAGATTCTATCGTTATCATAATGCCCTCTGTTGTTTATGAAAAATTATTTGAGTTGTTAATATTTGTAAAGCAAAAAATATTGACCTTGATTTTTCGCATTTTATAAAGGGTTTTGAGGCGGTTTCCTCCAGATGAAATGCCCTTTCGTTTAGCCGCCTCACTAATTTTATGAAAAATATTATTAGATCAGCGAAGCATTTAAATTTCATAAGAAGACAACCTTGTATAATAACTGGTGAAAAAGGCGAGGCTTGTCATATACGAATACTTAGCGACGGAGGTATTAGCATCAAACCATCTGACTTTTATTGCATAAGTTTACATACTGATTTACACAGGCAACAGCATTACTTGGGTGAAATTTCTTTTTATCAAAAGTGGTCAATTAATCCTTTTACAATAGCGAAAAATTTAGTAACAATGTCTGATTGCAAAAAAGTGAATACAAAAACTATCATTCACTTACTTGATGAGAGGGCTAAGACATATGGAAGGATATATCAAAATATCGAGGGCGATACTCAACCACCCAGCACTTAACAAAAGAGATAGAACATATTGTGAGACTGGAGCTTTTTTATGGATATTATTATATGCTAGTTTTGCGGAAAGAGATTTTAGTATTGGTACTCAAACAGTAAGGCTTAAAAGGGGTGAATTATGTTATTCAGTATCTTATATGGCAAGTGCTTGGGGTTGGTCGCAATCAAGGACAAGACACTATTTAGATAAATTAAGAAAATTCGATGTCATACTATTCGTCAAACCAAAAGGCAAATCAGCCGACTTCCCAAACATAATAAAAGTCCAGAATTATGACATCTATCAAGACCCTATAGACAAATCAGTCAGCAAACCTTATGGCAATAAACATAAACAATTAAATAATAAAATAATAAATATAGATGAATTTAATGATTTATGGAGTCGTCTTACTGCTAAGAGAGGTAGTAAAAAGGTTGCGTATCAGAAATGGATTAAAATAAAAGAAAAGGTATCTGTTGATGACCTTGTAAACTCCTACAACCACCTCGCAAAAAAAGCCACGAGCATTGAGTTTATTCCGCATTTTTCTACATTTATTAGTCAAGAACGATGGCTTGATGAAGATACAATAGAAAAGCCAAAACAAGTAACACCAGAAGAATTTTTTAGAAAACGATTCCCCAATCATATTCCAAAAGGATTTGTGATGGTAGCACATAGTTGGAAAGAAATTACTTTTAGTAATGGAAAACAACAACTTACCTTTGATTATATGTCAGGTAAAAAAATATAATTAGTCAGAATAAAACAAATCAAGTACATTGCTTTCATGGAAGCAATAAAAGCAGAAGATCGTAGAAAAATTAAACCTAAGTTTATTGGAACTAAAAAAGAAAAAGCCAGAGGACAAGGGCGAATAGTTATGATTAATGTAGCGGAAAGCTCATTAGATATTCTCCGATCAAAAAAAGTTTTAAACAATGTTCAATATCATACTGCATTGAAGTACAGAAGGTTATGGGAAAAATCTCGTATTGGTAGTTATACATCTAATTTTCATAAAATAGGAGATACAACTGGTTGGTCAGACATGGCTGTTGATAGAGTTGAAGCTATATACAAATTAAGCAGAGCAAACAATTGGTTAGGTGATTATTATTGTGAAATATTGTATTATGTATGTGTAATGGATTTTACAATCAAAGAACTAGCAATGAAATTTCAAATGAATAGACAAGTTGCTGGTAATAAATTCAGAAATGCAATTGACGATTTTAAAAAATTTTTAGATCAAATTTATTGACATTATAATCAGTAAAGAGTAAAAGTTGATATAATTACCATTCGTGTAATTGTACATCAAATAAACATTAATTTTTGGGAGTTTTTCATGCCATATCACATGGGTAAAAAGAAAAAAAAGAAAAAGAAGAATAAGAGAAAGTAATGGTTAAGGTTGCGTCTATCAAGAATATTATTAAGGATCTCAAGCCGAGACAACAAAAGACAATGAGAAGTCATGCTAGACACCATAGCCTAAAACATATGAGAGCAATGGCAAGAGACATGAAAAAGGGTCGTACTTTTAGACAAGCTCACATATCAGCACAAAGAAAAGTAGGCAAATAATGGCTAAAAAACGCAGAAAAGTACCAAAGGATAAAAAAACTGGTGTACCAAAAAAATATCTATCTGGTCTAAGAGGTGCAAAAAGATCAAGACGAGCTAATTTAATCAAAAGAGTTGCAAGTCTCTATAGATCAGGAAGAAGAATACCAAGAGGATTACTCAGAGCTAGGACAAGAGCATAATGGCTGTAAAAAGAAAACCTTTATCAGAAGCTACAAAAGCAACATTGAGGAGAAAAGCTAAAGCATCAAAACGATACACATATGGCACACTTGCTAAAGTTTATCGTAGAGGACAAGGAGCTTTTTTGAGTGCTGGATCAAGGAGAGTACCGATGGCGGCTTGGGCAATGGGTCGAGTCAATAGTTTTTTAAGAGGAAGTAGGAAACACGATTTAGATTTGCGTAAAAGAAAACGCAAATGATCTGGGTCATAACTGCCATGTTATGGTATCAGGATATTGATAAACCGATATATACTGATTACTTGCTCAAATCTTTTGACACAAAACAAGAGTGTTTAGACTTTGTTTTTTGGAATAAGGTTGAAATGCTTATGGAATTAGCTGAAGAAAAAGGCACATATGAAGGTCAATCGCTAAAAACATGGACTTTTTATTGTGAAAATAGGAGACTAGACGAAGTATGATAAAAGTTGGTGATTTATTTAAGCAAGGTATTTGTATTGTTTGTAAGATACCTTTATTTGGATACAAAAAGATAACTCGCAAATATTGCGGCAAGTGTAATGAAGAAAAAAGTTGAACTACCAGAGTTTATAAATTTATCTCATTATCGTATTCAAATTATACAAATCAATAACCATATATCATATGAATTGGCTGAACAGCAAGGTAGCTTTCATTCAAGAGAGATGAAGATATATGTTGATGAGACGATTATTGAGAGAGGCGGCACAATTGCTGTGGACTTGGTGAAGCACGAGCTTCTCCATGCGATATTTTACCTGAGGCAAATGGACGACAAAAAAGAAGAGGATATTGTAAATGGTATGGCTACACACTATACCGAGATTGAAAAGAACAATCCAGATTATGTGAGGTGGAAACTTCAAAACTTAAATTAAACTGTATTATCAGGGTTTACTCAAACAAGAGGTTAAAATGGGAAGAAAAACAAAATTACAAGATGACATACAACATAGATTGATTTCTGCTATCGAAAAAGGTCTAACTATTGTTGATGCCTGTGAATATGCTGGAATATCAGAGAAAACTTATTACAACTGGCTGAATAAGGACACAGATGAGATCAAAGACGAAGAAGAAAGAAAAAAATTTGTGCAGTTTTTACAGGATATAAAAAAGGCTCAGTCGGAATGTCAGATGTATTGTTTGGATTTCATAATGAAAGATAAATCTTGGCAATCTAAAGCATGGCTTTTAGAGAGAAGATTCCCTGATAGATGGGCTAAAAAAGATATGACAATCAATGAAAATAATGAAAAGGTAATTAACTTCACATATGGCTAAATACAGAGGACGAGAAGTAAAACTTAATAAACCCAGTCGTGGAGATGTGAAGAAGTTTAAGGTTTTTGTAAGAGACAAGAAAACAGGCAATGTAAAGAAGATAAACTTTGGGCAAAAAGGCATGAGCATTGGTAGGAACGACCCAGCTAGAAGAAGGTCATTCAATGCGAGAATGGGTGCTGTGTTAGATAAGGTAAAAGGACAAAAGACATTATCACCGGCTTACTGGAGCTTACAAGCATGGAAAAAAGGTTTTAAATTGTGAATGATAGTTCAAAGATCATGCAATGGCTCAATCAGAAGGTCAATGAGCTAAAACCAGAGGAAAAGAAAGAATTTTATTTTAATAGTGATTATGCTGGTCGGAAAGTAACCATACAAGTAAAGATAGATGCCCTTAACAGCAACACAGAAACAAGTAGCCCAAAGCAAAGTTAGAAACAGAGTTTTAGTAACTGGTCGGAGATTTGGTAAAACACATTTAGCGATTGGCGAGTTACTGAAGTATGCTTGTCAAGAGTCAAAGCAGAAAGTCTGGTATGTTGCTCCTACTTACAGACAAGCAAGACAAATTTGTTGGGCTAAACTAAAAGAGGTAGCCTTAGAAAACGAATTGATTAGTTATATAAACGAAACAGACCTTACAATTAGACTGCATAATAACTCAGAAATATCACTAAGAGGAGCAGATCGATCTTCTCAAGCCTTGAGAGGTGTTGGTTTGGATTTTCTGTGTATTGATGAGGCGGCTGATGTCCCCTCAGAGGCTTGGTATAGTGTATTGAGACCTACACTTTCTGATCGTAGTGTAAAAGGCGATGCTTTATTCTGCGGCACTCCAAGAGGATATGGCAATTGGTTTTACGATATTTTTTGTAAGGGCAAGGAGGACAAAGACTGGACGAGCTTTCAGTTTACTACTCTTGATGGCGGTCAAGTAGATCAAGATGAGATAAACTCAGCAAAGAACGATCTTGATGAACGGACATTCAGACAAGAATATCTGGCAACATTTGAGACGTATGCTGGAGCTATCTATTACAACTTTGATCGAGACGAGAATGTAAGGAGTTTGAAAGATAACAACACCGCAATACATATAGGCATGGACTTTAACATAGACCCAATGTCTGCGGCTATATTTCAGTTACAGAACAATATTATAAATTTTATTGATGAGGTCGT